CTGGCCCGACCTGGCCCGACCTGGCCCGACCTGGCCCGACCCGATCAGCTCCCGACCGGGCACAAAAAAGGGCGACCCGAAGGCCGCCCGAGTTGCGAGAAAGTTTGGCCCGACCTAGAGCATGAACCCGTAGAACCGGAGCGTATCGTTAACGGTATCTCTCCCGTGCTGTTTCCACATACGGCCAAGGAAGTAATCAGAACGAATGCCGCGAACCATATGCTGGCCAAGTCCATTCGGCTCGCTGTTAATACCGTTTAGATAGTCCGCGATATCCTTAGACAGATCTTCATCTAGGCCATCATCAATTGCCCAATCGTTGGCATACTTACACCAGACACCCCACCCTAGAACGGTGTCGGTTTCATCATAGTACGGGGAAGATTCGTAATATTCGGGGATCATGATTTAAACCCTAATTCGCTGGCGATCATGTCGGCGCGTTTGCGGGGTCTACCCCGCTTCTTTGTGCGGGGTCCGCCCAGCTGCTGGCGTCTAGCGGCCATCCACTTTGTGGCGCGAATAAAGCTTTCGGGATAGTCGGCCTTCGCGTCCGCTTCACTGTCGAATTCCTCGCGATGCATAACCAAGCCGGAGCCGTCGCACTCGTGGCAATCGCTTTCCTTAAATTCATCGACAGCGATCTGATGCTCGTGGATTCCGTAGCCATCGCATTCGGGACATTGGGTGTGAATTTCGTATTCCATTATTCGCTCCATCGGTTGTTGACTTCTATTTTATATCATGGGATAACATGGGGGTCAACAACACATAGGAGAAAATTGACATGGCAAATCCACTAGGCAAAGGCCGCGACATTGAAAACCCATATGCGACGTTTGAGGCGCACCATCCGGACCTCGGGCATTGGGAGATCCGGGTTCTGAAAACCCACAAGCTTCCCAAAAACGAAAACGAATATTCCGCGTGGTACACAGTCGGAAAATCGGATGCGACATATGGGTCGTGGGAATATGGCGATATGTACAAGTCCGAAATCCTTCGGATGCGGTTGACCTTCGCCTCGCCAGAATTCATCGAGGCCTACCGCGACGATCCAGCGATTCAGATCGCTGCATAGTCCATCATTTCCCAGGAGATCGGGGAGGCCTTCGGGTCTCCCCTTTTTTGTGCCGGCGGCCAGGCTCGAGCCTGGTCTGAATCTAGTTCAGGCCTGACTAACGCCCGGCCCCAGCGCCGGGCTGCCGGGCTCGAGACCGGGTCAGGTCCCGACCCGACCGGGCAAAAGAAAAGGGCGACCCGAAGGCCGCCCGATTCCCGACCCAACCCGACCCGTCACTCCCGATTGTTGAATTCCGAAAACGACCCGCAACCATCGTACCCTTCGTGGATATACCCGCCTTCAAATTCCAGATCGGGCCACTGTTTCCACAAGGCAGCGATCACACCACGCGGAGTATCCCACGCGGTTTCAAACCGATAGGTCGCTTGCTTAATGTTTACGTTTCCGAACGTCTCTATCTCAACCGAACATTCCCTATTGCTGGCGTTCCACTTAGTTCCCCAGTTCTCGGATTGCCAATCGTGCCACGTTGGGATGCCCTCCGCCGCGCAACGCTCCTCATCTTCCGGTGACAGGTCATCGCGGAACATATTCGCGGGAGGCGGAAGAACCTTCTCAAAATCCATCACCTCGCCCATGTGCGCCACGAATTCATCAACGGCTTCCGGCTTGCCGCAGATGTTCAAAATATTGCTGGTCCAGTTGGGCATCACGCCACCTCCTTTCGGGCGCGCTCAGATGTAAGAAGCTCAGACAATGCGCCACCCATAATCAATTCGTTTTTGGGTTCATCGCCCCACCAATCAACGCGGTAAACATCGACCCAAACATCCAGCGCGGGGACAGCGACCTTTACCTTGTACCAGTATTCGGAATCGCCGGAGAACTCCCACGGGTTCGCTTTGTTGATTAAACGACAACCGCCACCGCCTTGTTTGTTTGCCACTACAAACGACGCGGCAAAATCGTCGGCCTCAAACCGTGGCAAATCCCACGCGAATCCCTTCGCGTCTTTTATCCAGACAAGGCCTCCGCCTTCATAGGACTCGCCGAGATGATCGCCGCCAGTATAGGGATATCCATCGTGATGTTTGTAAACGTGAAATTCGCCTTGCGAATCGGTGAATGTGTAGCATGCTCGTGTGGACATATCGTCCTCCATTGGTTGTTGACACCCATCTTATCCCATATATAATGGATCACGTCAACAACCAAAAGGGTAAAACCAATGGGCAACAATGGATATTTTGAAAAGCATTATGGGCAACTGGTCGGCTACAAGGTCGCACAAGTTGCGCTAGATGATAGCGACCCAAACGAAGAGTGGTGCGGACTAGTCTTAACCAAGGGCGGGTTCAAAAAGGTCGCGTGGATTTTGCGCGATCCGGAAGGCAATGGCGCAGGGTTTTTGGATATTGTCGATGTTTAATCACGATCCAAACCATGGCGACAATACGACGTGCGACTTGTGCAAAGACGTATTTGACGCACGCAATTCGGAACACGCGACAATCGACCACAAATATGGGGCGTGGTGGTTCTGCGGGTCGTGCTGGGGGTCGGTCGATTCCGATGATGAGCTGGTCGAAAAAATGACAGGTTGACGTCGCGCCAGCGGGCGGACTACGGTCCGCCCGCTGGATCCTGTCACGAGCTCGAGCGGCCTCCCGGCCCGGGCTCGTATACTACCCGGCCGCCGTACTCGGGCGGCCGGGGTTTTTTATGGCCCGACCCGACCCGACCCGACCCGACCCGACCCGACCTGGCCGGCGCCCGAAATAAACCCGACCCCGACCTGTTGACACATCCTGGGAATTCATGGTACTTTGACCAAGTCAACAACCCACATCGGAGAAAGCACGATGACCCAATTTTCAAAATTTTTTTCCACGGATAGCGCGAAAGCTATTAAAGCCGACAAGTACGGCTACTTGAACGCAATCAACTATATGGCGCCGCATAGTACCGGCGGTGCCGGTAACCTATGCCCTGATTCGAGCGCCGGTTGTCGCAACCTGTGCCTCGGAATGTATAGCGGCCAAGCGGCCATTGTTTCCGATTTAGAAAACGGAACCAACCGCACGCGTGAAAGCCGGATCGCAAAAGCGCAACTTTTCATGAATGACCGGCAAGCGTTCATGGCCGAGATGACGGATCACGTTCGCGCCATGATCCGGAAAGCGGATCGCGAAAACAAAGAGCTCGCGGTACGGCCCAACGGATCGACGGATATTCCATTTGAGCGGATCCCAACGGACAACGGGCAGCCGTTACCGTTCCGCTTTCCGGAGATCCAGTTTGTGGACTACACCAAAAGCCTGCGCCGCGTGTTAAACGCCAACCGGCCGGCCAACTATCACCTAACCTTTAGCCTGTCCGAAACGAACAAGGCGGAAGCCGAACAAGTACTCGCGGCCGGTTACAATGTCGCGGTAGTATTTGGCGATGGCCAGCCGGAAACGTTTATGGGTCATCGCGTGATTGATGGCACGGAACACGACTTACGACACTTGGATCCGCAACCCGTTATTGTCGGGCTGGATCCGAAGGGCAAGAAAGCGAAAGCCGACACCAGCGGTTTCGTTGTCCGAGACTACGGCGCCGGTTGTTGACACTTAATGGCGCCGCTGGTGGCCGGGTGCACCCCGCCGCCGAACCCCGGCCAGATTTATCTGGCCGGGGTTTCCTATACCCCAGGCCCAGGCCAATGAGCTCGAGGACCGGGCTGGCCGATCCGCTGCCGGGCGAACTCGAGCATCGCCTCCCGAAGCCCGACCTGGTCCGACCCCGACCAGAGGCACGGAACCATGGTCCCCGACCCGACCGACCCCGACCCGACCGACCCCGACCCGACCGACCCCGAATCAGAGTCCCCGACCCGACCCGACTTCAGTCCGTGTTCCGCTAACCCCCGACCATGGACCCCGTCAAACAAATATAGGTTGGATCGTTCGAGGGCCTTAACAAGGTAAAAACTTACGCCCCCCGACTGACAATAGGCGAAATTCCAAGCGACTTGATGCGCTGACACATTCACGCGGTTAGTTTTAGTGACTTTGAGTTCTATCCAAAATGGAAGGCCCTCCGCGCATACATGAACATCCGGTATCCCGCCACCGAAACGGTTTTCAATCCGTGTGGTGTTCCAACTCTTGGGTAGATTCGACCGAAGATTGTTCCACATCAATGTCTCTGGCTTCTGCGTCATTAACTACCTCATAGTCAGCATCCAAGAACACACCCGGGTGTGACTTTCTAAGTTCAGATAATCTGGTCTCGATCTCGTCGCGGCTCATGTTTTCGATTGCATGGAAGTGGTTCGTCTCGCGCCTGTCAGTGGTCAATCCGCCCAGTGCTGAACGAGTCTTCTCCGCGTTAATCGCCGCAGAGAATTGGCCGGCCTCTTCTGCATTCATGGACAGATCCCGGAGACGTTTAAGCTGGCCCATCAGTGTGACGCCATACTTTCTTTCTCTGTCTTCTCGAAGCTCCGAAATGTATTCGGAGACATGGGGGAAGTCCGAAGCGTTCAAAAGTTTGTGAGCTTGGATCTTGGCAATGCCGTTCTTGTCCGAGTACCCGGCCAACCTGGCGCACTCAGCGTTTGAGTGTGTTCCATCGACAAAGTGCCGAGCGAACATCTTCTGGCGGTTGGTCAGCTTACGGCCATGGGCCTCTTCAATTTCTTCGGCCTTTGCGTCTATTCGACGTTTCATCTAGTTGCTCCTGTATACAGTCTTTTTCAAAACTAACCCTGTTTCCAACAAGCGTCAAACCTCCGTTTGGCTAGAAAAGTGTAACGGGAAGCCCTAAAGTGTAACGAAGTGTAACGGGAAGTGTAACGACTAGTTTTCAGTAATATCATACGTTTAACACCTGTTTTCAGGTACTCGTTACACTTTTACACTTTTTTTCACCCATATTTTTATTTTCAAAACGTTTTTTTGAATTTGCCCGTATATATGTGACGGGGGACATTTGACAGTGGTCCATGTTTCATGCTACTTTTACGAACTACCACGTTTTTAGAAAGGAAGAAAGATGAGAAACCACGTCATTTCATTATACGATTATACGGGCGAGGCTTTGCGCCCTTGGGCCGAGGCTGGTTATCAGTGCTTCGCCTACGACATCCAGCATGACGGTGGGCGGACGGAAGGCAACATCACCTACGTCCACGCTGACCTTTACGATACGAACACACTTCTTGAGATCATTGCCCGACACGGGACTAATGCGTGTTTCATGTCGGCGTTTCCGCCTTGCACTGATTTGGCTTCTTCTGGCGCACGTTGGTGGAAGAGCAAGGCCGAGTCCAATCCTGATTTTCAGATAGAGGCAGCGGGTCATGCCAAGCGGTGTGCTTTGGTGGGGGATGCTCTGGGTTGTTCTTATTACGTTGAGAACCCGATAGGTGCGCTGACGAGGTTGTGGCGCAAGCCGGATCACAAGTTTGATCCGTGCGACTACGGCGGGTATCTGCCGGAGGACGATATGCATCCGCGTTGGCCTGATGTGATTCCGCCGCGTGATGGCTACAGGAAGAAGACTTGTCTTTGGACCGGAGGCCATTTTCGTATGCCGACGAAATCTGTTGTTAATCATTTGACGCTTGTTTATGACCGCTCTGATCCGGCAAAGGGCGGTAACTTCTCGCCTGTTGCTGGCAAGACGGGTGGCAAGTCTGCGAGGACGAAGAACATCCGCAGTGCTACCCCGCGTGGGTTTGCGAAAGCGTTATTTTTGGAACATGCTCCCTTTACTTGGGGTCATGATGGCCGTGAGAATTATCGTGATTACGGCAACGATGTAGTTGTGAGGGGATACATTTAATGAGACGCGTATGCGACCTGTGCCACGGCAATGGTTACGTTGCTATTGACGTGGCGGACAACGGCAAGGGGGCAGTCTATGGCGACTGCCCCAAATGCCACTGTGAAGGAGAACTCGAAGATGGACTTATGGAAGCGCATCAAGCGCAAAGAGAACTGGGAGAGTAGAATGGGACCGGAATATTTTTTGTTGATCTTTGTCGGAAGCGTTGTCTCCGGCATTCTGATGTACTGGTTCTAATTGAGCCAGCTGACAACGGTTGACCTGTTCTCCGGGATAGGCGGATTTGCCCGTGGCCTCGAGGCTACCGGGCATTTCCGGACTACCTGTTTCGTGGAGCAGGATCCGTTTTGCCAGGCGGTGTTGAATCATCACTGGCCCGACGTACCCATATTGGATGACATAAGAAATGCCCGACGATCCGACTTCCCCGACGCCCGACCCGACCTTGTTTGCGGAGGATTCCCTTGCCAGCCTTTCTCACAGGCAGGAAGACAGCTTGCTCAAGACGACCCCCGCCATCTCTGGCCGGAAATGCTTAGAGTTATCCGGGAACTCCGGCCCACTTGGGTTGTTGGAGAGAACGTTGTTGGGCTCATCAAACTGGGCTTGGACGAAGTACTCACTGACTTGGAAGGCGAAGGCTACGCCACAAGGACGTTTAATATTCCAGCTTGCGCGGCAGGCGCCCCGCACCTCAGACAGCGCGTCTGGGTTGTTGCACACTCCGACAGCCAAAGCGAACCAGATGGCACCTTCGATGGCAACGCGGGACAGCGGCAGTTGGGGTTTGGGTTTGTGGCCGACCCCGACGACGACGGAGGCCAAGAGCGACACGCACAACGTCCAGAACAGGATCGACAAGAACAAACAGGTGATGCTGTGTCACGCGGTTCGTCTGTATCCGACCCCAAGCGCCCAAGAACCGGGGTGGAAGAACATCGAGGTGGTGGACAAGAACGGGAATCCGCCGACACACCCCAATCAGAGGTTTTACGACAAGGAAACGGGACGGATAGTTCAGAAGGGTCTTCAACAAGTGGTGAAGATGTATCCGACTCCGGTCACACCGACCGGCGGCGGGGAACGAAGCGGCGACAGAGCCGGAACGGGGACTTTAAATTACATGGCGAGGAGCGGCCAGCTAACCGACCAGAAGAGTGGTGGGAGCTTGAACCCGATGTGGGTCGCCTGGTTGATGGGCTACCCAACCGAGTATCTCAACTCCGTGCCTTGGGAAACAGCATCGTCCCGCAAATCGCGCAAGAAATCGGACAAGCAATAAGGATTGCACATGACTAAGTATGAGATCATTGGTGAGTGCAACTATCGATACAGTCATGGGCGCTGGACGTTGACGCCAGAATCCGCGAAGGCAGCAACAAAACTCAAAATGCAAACGCAGGCTTATTTACAGATGCACGTCAAGATGGCGCTCAAAGATAACATATGGTTGTTCCATCGAAAGGTCGCGCAGGGCCACTACGAACTGATAGCAGCGCCCAAACAGGGGAGCAAGTAATGCAGGACATAATCAACAAACTCACGAAGGTGATGGAGAGAGCGAAAGATCCGGATTTCAAGGAAATCTGGCGACGTAAGATCGACTACTTTTATGTGAAACACGTTGAAGAAAGTGTAAGAAAGGAAGGACTAAAATGAAGTTTCTTGATTGGTTACTCGGCAAGGATTGGGACAAGCCTCAAGTGAAAGAGGAC